GTTTTACGAAAATAAAGAAGTTACAGAAGGATATCAATTTGACGAAAAAGCAGTCGGATTTGTTTACAGAATAACAAACATTGAGACTGGTAAGTTCTACATTGGTAGAAAAGTGTTTACTAACACCTTAACTAAAAAACTAACAAAGAAAGAAATTTCTGAACAATCCGGCCCAGGGAGAAAGCCTACTAAAAAGAAAGTTAGTAAGGAATCTAATTGGAGGGAGTATTGGGGATCATGTAAACCGTTACTTGCCGAAGTTAAGGAGATTGGTGAAGATAAATTTAAAAGGGAAATTTTAAAGTTGTGTTTCTCAAAAAAACAACTAACTTATTATGAAATTGCTTATCAATGCAAATATGATGTACTACAGTCTGACTCATACAATGAAAATGTAATGTCAAGATTCTTTAGAAAAGATTTAGAAAATTAACATTATGTGTAAGTTCTACCCTATTTATATAAGATGAAGGGTATTGTATATGAGATACAGATAGGAAAGTACAAACAAATAGGTTCAACTCACAACCTACAGGAGAGAGAGTACCACCACTTAAATTTACTAATTCAAAATAAACACTATAATAGATACTTACAAAGAGTTTATAACAAGTATAAAACAGCTACGTTTGTAATGCTCTACGAGTATAAAACTCGAGAAGAAGCATACAGAAAAGAGCAAGAATTACTAGACCAGTATTACAGACAGCCGGGATACTTAATGGAAAGTAAGTTTGCCACCGGTGGATCATTACCAGGTAAAGAATCTTTTATGTATGGGCGGAAACACTCGGAAGAAACAAGACAGAAAATCGGAGCTAAACACAAGGGAAAAACACTCTCCGAAGAAACAAAACAAAAACTTCGGGAAACCCGGCTAGGTATGGTAGTATGTAAAGATGAGTTTGGTAATCGTATGAGAGTTACTAGGGAAGAATATGATAAAAGATCAGATCTAGTAGGAACTTCAAAAGGAGTTGAGAGACCTTATAATAAAAAACAAATACAATGTTTAGAGGATAGTAGAGTGTTTGATGCTATTTTTGAAGCAGCAGCATATTACAAAGTACCCCCCGGACAAATATCAGAAAACATAAGAGGTAAGAGGGAAAAAGTGGGGGTCAAGAAATACGAAGGTGGACTCACTTTTAAGTTGCACTTACCCGGTTAAGGTCGTATATTTAATTAATGGTAAATCATCTACTAGTAAGTCTAGTAAATAGTGTAATCGGAGCAGGTAAGCCGACATCAGGAGATAACTTCTCCTATAACTGCCCTTTCTGCAATCACTACAAGCCAAAATTAGAGATTAACTTTAAAGAAAACGAGGAAGGTATACACCACTGGCATTGCTGGGTGTGTAACAAGAAAGGAAAAAAACTCGTTAGTCTTTTTAAGGCTGTATCTGCTCCTGACCATAAAGTACAAGAATTAAAGAATTACGTTAAGATTTCCTTCCAGGAAGAGCATGGAGTTAAAGTAGAAGCTCTAGCCTTACCTAAAGAATATAAAACATTATTTGATGCTAGCACTTCAGAAGTTTCCGTCCGTCAAGCATTACGCTACTTAAAGGAAAGGGGAATCAATTCAACAGACATCAAAAGATATAATTTAGGTTATTGTGAATCAGGTCGGTATAAGGATATGATTATCATTCCAAGTTACGATGAGAATGGCACTCTAAATTATTTTGTAGGTCGGAACTTCGGTCCCGGTGATATAAAGTATAAAAACCCTCAAGCATCCAAAAACATTGTCCCATTCGAATTGACCATTAACTGGGATAGTCCAATTGTGTTGTGTGAGGGTACTTTTGATGCAATGGCAATTAGACGGAATGCAATTCCTTTATTAGGAAAAATCTTACCTGAAAAGCTTATGAAGAAGATTGTATCTTCTAATGTTAAACAGGTTTTTATTGCATTAGATAATGACGCATTAAAGCAGGCAATTAACTACTGTGAGACCTTATTAAACCACGGAAAAGAAGTATTCTTAGTAGACTTAGATCAAAAAGATCCTTCCGAGCTTGGCTTCACCAACTTCACTAAATTATTACATAAAAGCACTCCATTATCATTCAGAACGTTGATGGAGAAAAAATTTCAATTATGATAGAAAAAAACGAAAACGTAAACAGCAAACGAGTTAAGAGATTAATACATCCGGATTCAACTGCCCGACAAATCACTCTCCAAGACTCCAGATTCTATCAGAGAAAAGAAGGAATCTTTTATCCTTCAGTAACTACGGTATTATCGTACTACCCGAAAGATAAATTTTTTGAAACTTGGTTAAAAGAAGTAGGTACTAATGCTGATATCATTATGCGAAGAGCAGGTGAAGAAGGAACTCAAGTTCATACTGCTATCGAAGCTTATTTGAAGGGAGAGGAAGTAAGTTGGTTAAATGAATGGGGATCCACTAAATATAGCTTAAAAGTATGGCAGATGATCTTAAAGTTTGTTGATTTTTGGGAAACTCACAAACCCACCCTTATTGAATCAGAAGTTCATATCTTCTCTGACGAATTAGAGGTTGCAGGTACTTTAGACTTAGTAGTTGAGATTGAAGGTGAATTATGGTTGTTAGATATTAAGACTTCAAACTACCTACACGACTCCTATGACTTACAGCTTGCATGTTACGAACAAGGCTGGAACGAATGTTTTGAGAAGCCTATTCAAAGACGTGGTATTATCTGGTTGAAAGCTATGACTCGAGGGGAAAGTAAGAAAGAAGGTAAGATGCAAGGTAAAGGATGGGAAATTAAAGAACCAGCTGAATCTTTCGAAGAAAACAAAAGAATCTTTAAACATCTATACGAAATCTATAAAATTAAAAGACCGGACGTGAAACCTATCACAGAAATATTACCCACCAGCATCAAACTGAAAGGGTGATATTTATAACATATGATCAAGCTCACCTCCCTTCTAAGGCAAGTTTTATCTGAAGGCGGTAACGTCTTTGGAACTACTGCTTCTATCAGAAAGGAAAATATTGAATCTACTTTAGAAAAGTTTTCTGAATCACTAGGTAGAATATTTCCTAAAAAAGCATCTACTTTCAAAGCATTTGAAAAATTAGGTTCAGCAGGTAAAAAAGATATCTCAGGTGATATCGATTTATCCTATCCAGCTGAAAACCTGATTAAAGATGGTAAACCTGATTTAGAGGGTTGGGGATTAGATCCTCAAGAATTTCAACAGAGGTTTGAAGTAATTAGAAAAAAGTCGAGAACTGCAACAGAAGCTCAATCAATGTTAAGAGCAATATTGGAGATGATCGCTGATAAGATTAATAAGAGCTCTGAAGAGATGGAAGCAGATCCAAAAGGAGCAGGTGGAGGTTCAATCTTCTGTGCTTACCCTCAATACAATGATGCAGGAGAGAAATTACCTGATACTGCTCAAGTTGATATAAATGTAGGAAATCCTGAATGGTTAAAATTTAGCTATTACTCTAACATCTATAAAGGAGTTGTAAAAGGATTACATAGAACTCAGTTAATGCTTGCGATGTTTACTAACAAAGGTAAAATGTTTAAGCATGAATCAGGAGTATTAGATAAAGAAACTAGAGAAGTTGAAGCAACCAATCCAACAGAAGCTCTAGCTTTATTAAATAAACTTTACGGCTTTGAACCTGAATTAACTAGAGACATTATTAACGACTACTTTGAATTATCAGATTTCTTAAAGAAGCAACTACCTCCTGAAGAATATAAGAACCTAATGAAAATCTATTTAAAGATCTTAGACTTCACAGGACCTTCAGCAGACATTCCAGAAGACTTACAGCAGTTCTGGATTGATAATCAAGACGAATTTGATCTTAAGGGTAAATACTTACCTCAATCATCTAACCTTTACAAATATAAGAAATAATGTCAGGCGCGGCAGGAGGTACTAGAATTCCAAGATCAGCTGTTGATCAAACAGTTAAAGATTTCGTAAATAATATTCTTTCAAAGATCCCTGGATTCAAATCAGCTAAAATTTCTGGATCATATAACCAACCTGTTAAGCAGGATTTCGGTGATATTGATTTAGTAGTTTCTATTGAGACAGATAAAGATAAGAAAGAAGTAAAGAAAATGATTGTAGATTACTTTGAAGGGTTAACTGACAAAGAACTGCCATATTTAAATGCAGAGAGACACAAAGGTAAAAAAGCAATTAACCATGGGGAAATCATTTCGAACTTATATCCGATCTCAGGCATGCCTGGTCAGTTTGTTCAAATTGATAACATTATCGCAGTATCTGAATCAGAGGGTAACTTCAAGAAAGTTGTTTTAGATTATCCTGCAGAGATTCAAGGGTTAATTTTAGGCTTAGTTAAGACTCCATTACTAGAAGAAGATCCTGAGCAGGTATTCAAAAGAATGGGCATCAAAGATGTTCCTTCATTAGGTCCTAACCAAGAATACGAATTTCATCTAGACACTTCAGGATTATCTTTAAAGATCGTAACTCTAGATGAAAATTACCGTCAATTAAATAGTAACACTGTCTGGGAATCAACAGACTGGAATGATGTTAAGAGATTACTAAAGGACTTTAATTTAGACGGAACTTTCGATCAATTGATTGAAAAAATTAAAAAGTTTAAAAATCCTAGATCAAAAAATAGAGTTAAAGGATATTTTAAAAGCTCCATTAAAGTAGGCCCTGCCGAACAAGGAACTCCTAAAGGAGACGGAAAACAAAACGCTTTAGATACAGTAGCAGCTCTAGAAGAAAGATTCGGAGCATTTGCAATTGATTTAATTAGACCTCTATTATTAGAACAAGGAGAAGAAACCATCGCAATCTTCCCAGGTAAATTCAAACCACCTCATAAAGATCACTTAGCCCGTATTCAAGCAGCTGCTAAGATGGCAGATCAAGTTAGAGTCATTATTGGACCTAATCCTGTTGCTAAGAATGATGAAGCAGCCGTGAGTGCTCAAGAGGCAATGGCAATTTTTGATCTCTATAAAAAGAAAAACTTAGTACCTAATAATGTTACTTTTGAAATTAGCGACATTCCATCTCCGGTATTAAAAGCATATCAAGAATTTGAAGCTAATCCAGAACAGAAATACGTTGCAGTGTTTGGTAAAGATGATGCAGCAAGATTTAAAGGATTAGCTAAAATGCCTAACGTTACCATTAATAACTTCCCTGAAGCAGATATTGGTGATAGTAGTGCAACTGATTTAAGAAAAGCAATCGCAGTTCAAGACATAGCAGCTATTAAACAATTTCTACCTTTCGGAGTATCACCATCAGAATACTTAGATGCATTAAATATGCCTGAAAGAGAACCTATTCAAGAATCTTATAAAGGTAAAAAAACAAATAACGGTGCACCAGGAACCTTTAAAGCAAAGATTACAAAAGCTTACGGCGGAGATGTAACTATTGAAAAAGCTAGAAAGTTCAAGAACAGAGAGAACGCCACTGCTCTAGATAAACAGCAAGCAAATTGGTTCATTAATTTTCATTCTAAAAACGAATCAGTAACCCCTGCTGAATTAAGACAGGCAGATGATTTTGCAGATTCGCAGTTAGCTCCTATTGATGTTGATTTAACCTCCAAACACGTCTTCGATAGACTAACCGGAAGAGAGTCTGATATCTCCTTTGCACAATTAATCGGATTCTTTAAAAGACTTGGAAGAAATAAAAAACAATTTATGGATTTCTTTACTAGATACCAGGAAATTGTTGCTAACGATAAAACTACCAGTTTAAATATCCCTTTCTTAAATTTAACAAATAAGGCAATTGCTAAGACAATTATGAGGAAAGATAATTTTCTATCTTCAAGTCCTAAGTTAACATTCGAGGAAGAAGGTAAAGCAGC